ATTTTAAATAATGTCAAACTTTATTAAACCTGTATTTAAATAAATACAATATACAGAGGAGTGCAAGGATGCATGAAGTATTTAAACTTATAGGTGAGTTAGGCTTTCCTATCGCAGTAGCATTTGCCGGCGGTTATTTTGTATACTTAACTATTAAGCTATTGTTGGGCGGTGTATTAGGAAGTATCAAAGGAATGGCGGGTATTATTGTAGCATTAGATAACCGTGTTAAAACAATGAACCATGATGTAATACGTATAGACACTATCGTGTCTAATGCACTAGGATTAAAACCAGATGTAGAACGTATTTCGCGTGCTGATGGTAAAAACGATGCGAGGCGCGACTGATGCATTATTTAGATTATGTGTGGCAACTGTTTGAGTTTGGAATGATCTTAGATGAAGAGATTGATCTTGATAGTTTAGGATGGGAAGATGGTTCTTATTTTAGACTAGATCGTACAACAGATGGTAGTCGTCCAGTTTTAAGAAAAGTTAAAGTAATTAAAAAATATACTCCCGGAGCAGAAAATGGATCCGAGTGAAATTGTAGCTGTTGTAAATAAATATGGTTTTCCTATTGTTATGGCAGTAGGTATGGGATATATTATACGTTATGTGTGGGAATGGTCTACTAAAGAAGTTAAACCAGTTTTAGGTGAAGCTAACACTGTACTAATTGCACTCATTGATCGTATACGTATGTTAGATAATGATCTAATCAGATTAACTCAAAAGGTAAATACCGTATTACATTTACGTGGTAAAATTATTGAAGGTGATCGTGTACTTGAACAAGTTAAAGTAGAGCGTGAAGCATCTAAACAATTTGACAAAGCTGTTCGTATGGATGATCCAAAACCGCCTCGTAAAAAGAAGTCTGAAGACGATAATACTGCAGCAGCTGGAGAAAGTTAAGAATGAGAATAAGAGAGCTATTAGAAAGTATTGAATTAGATGAAACTAAAATACCAACTAGTAAAGAATTAAGAAAAGCGTTACTAAAAAAAGGTTATACTTCACATGAAGGTGGAGAACATGAGAAGTTTTATGCACCTGATAATTCGCATCATATTGCAATACCTCGTGGGTCAAAGACGTTAAGTACCGGCCTTGCTCGATCTGCTATGAAAAAAGCTGGACTTACTGACGCTGATTTATAGTTACTTCTGTTGTAAGCTACGATATTCTTCAACAGTAATCCAATCAACAAGTTTTTCTATTTTATATTTTGTAGTATTATTTGCGTTAGCACATGCATGAATTCCATGATAAACTATTCCATTGTAACGACACGGCTTAGAACGTGCTAATGCATGCTCAATTCCATAGGTATTCTGTACGCCAGTTTTTCCTTTATTCCACGGTTCTTTACCTTTATTAAAATGTTCTTCTGTTTCCCAACGTTTGCGTAAACTTTCAGATGTCTTTGGTTTAGGTATTCCTTTCTGTTTTCCTTTTGCATTCTCGCTAATTTTTTTCCTAATCTCTAACGTATGCTTTTTACCGTAGTATCCGTTTTTCTCGCCTGTGAGTTTTTCTTTTTTACTCATAGCTTCTTGCCATGCAGGACAACTAGACATATCCCCGCCATCACCTGATTCTTTTTTTAAATTAGCCCATTCTTTGCTTTCTACAATATTCCATAAATCACTATAATAAATACCTTTTTCTATCAATTCTTCCTTACTAGTAGTTTCTAATAGTATTTCTGTAGTATAGTTGTAACCATGTTTTTTAAGGTGTCTAATCCACAAAGTTCCGCTACCTGGATACCTATGCGGATCTTGTTTTGTAGTTTTTCCTAAATATTTTAAACCCGTTTCGTTGTGTGTTTTAACGTACAAATACATTATAGTTCTCCTTTAATGTATTTATTCTCATGTGCAATGAATAGTTATTTTTCCGTAGCTATCCATTCACCGTTCCATGTATCGCCCAAATCTTGTTGTTTCATAAACTCACAGCGTTCGATCCACATTTTATAGTACTTGTCCATTTGTCCGCCAAAACTGCCTTTCATCTTTTTACACATAGCAGCAGCATCGTCGAATCGTTTTAGTTTGTATAAAATATGCATCATTTCATGTTGATCTTTATCTTCACTGTAATCAGCACCTTTAGTACGTAATGCAGTATAGATTAAATCTGCAACAGTTTTACCTTTTGGTTGTAAGTTATCTAACATTAAGTAGAAGAAATCATCTTTAGTTCTATTGTATGTTTCGGCACCTATAATACACAGCACACCATATGCTTTACAACGTGCTTCTAAACGAGCAGCAGTTGATACCATGTCACCTAATATATCATAACTGTGTCTATCAGTAGAACCCATTTCTCCAATGAAACCAATACCACTGTTACAACCCCATCCCATTGCTGCTGGAGGTAAACCTTGAGCTTCCATGATCTTAGTATATTCGTCTACAGCGTCTAACATTTCTAAACCAACTTTAACAATAGTACGAGCATGATTACCGTCATCAATTGGAGCACCGTGTATATGCATAGATGCATCTCCTACATACTTAATAACCATTCCGTTGTTATCTATAATTGGTCTACTAATGCTATCCATGTAGCCGTTCATGTATTTGCCAAGTCCTGCTACGTTATCACCGTAGTGTTCTCCAATTGGAGTAAACCCTCGCAAGTCACTAAACATAACTGATACATCTTTACGCACACCACGTTTAATTAGTTCTGGATCTTTTTGTAGCATTTCAACTACTTCTTTAGAGCAGTAACCTGCAAACTGTTTTTTAATAGCTAGCTTCTGTGTTAGTTCAGAAACAAACTTAACAGTATAAGCATGAGCATACACAAGGCCAAATCCAGCCACAACAAACGTTGCATCCAGTAAAATGCTATAATTGGTGAAAACATAGCTAGCAGCATAAGGAATGCCGCCGATAAACATAATAATAGGAATAAAGCCATAACGCCATCTCGTTAAAAATATAGAACCAATAGCTAGTGCAATAAATGCTAATAGTTCTGCCCCATCTGCGTAGTCTGGTCTAACAATGTTAGTACCAGATACTAGTGTATCTAATACAGCACTTTGAAGTTCATGAGGAAACCGTTCCCCTGTAGCTGTTGCCACTGGGTTGTTGAGTCCTCTTGCGGTAAGACCAACAATAACAATTCGTCCTTCGAAGGAGTCTGGAAGACTAGTGATTGAATAGCTTGCGGGCTTATGTGACCAGTCAATCCAAATTCTACTGAACGGGTCGGTTGCAATTTTTCCAAACTTAGGTATTCTGACAGCTTCGACTCCAAACTCTGAGATTTTAACTTGGAAACTTGGATCTCCACTCGCGACTCGTAAAGTGTCAAGTCCAAGTGACGGGTATAACTTTCCTTTTGATGATACAACCATTGGCATTCTTCGTACAACGCCATCGAGTTCTGGGAAAGTGTTAACAATACCAGCACCTGCAGTAACATCGTTAAGTTGTTTAGTATTTGCTTGTATGTTTTCATAATTTACAGTAAATGGTTGATCTTCATTTCCTATTACACTAACACCTGGGCGAAATGCAATAGTATCTGATTTTACAGGTTCGTTAGTTGCGGTCTGCGGTAGTACAACAGGAGAAATTGAAATAACGTTAGCTAAGTCTGCATCTCTTTTAAATCTATCTGCATCTGGCATAAAGATATTAAACACTACTAATCCTGCACCTCTAGCATATAAGTCTTCAATTATCTGTGCGTATATGTCGCGAGAGAACGGAAATTGCCCATACTTCTCTAATGCAGCATCATCTATGTTTACCGTAGTAACAGATGAGTCTTGTATTGGTTTACTTGTAATTAATGTATCAAAGTATCTTAGTCGCATACTTTCTACAAATGACGGATCTGCTATACGTACACCCGCTACTAACATAACTGTTAGTAGCGCAGTCCAGGGGTTTAATAATATTTTTTTAATCATTTTATTTTTGGCACCAAGTTGTCTTTAAATATTTCCCAACAATTTTCCCAAGTCCATCTAAATGAACTTATATATACACGGTGCCTATCAAGTTTTAAACATTCTTCAATTGCTGTTTCTAAGTTAGTATCCATAATACCATTACGACCTTGTTCTATAATATCAATAGGACCTGGCACTGGATATGCAGCAACTGGACAACCTAACGACATTGCTTCAATTATTACAATACCAAACGTATCAGCTGCACTTGGAAAAACAAATACATCAGCATTAACATAATAATCAGCTAACTCTGATCCTGACTTGTATCCTACAAATTCTACTAATGGATATTTCTTTTCTAATCGTTTACGATAAGGACCATCTCCTACAATTTGCACATGATACTTTTCGTTTTTAGATAATACACATAGATCATCTAATGATTTTTCTTTAGACACTCTGCCTACATATAGCAAAACAGTTTTGTCTGAATCTGCTTTGTGTGTAGTTGGTTGTAGCACATCTCTATCAACCCCGCGTGTCCATGGTATAACATTTGGTCTAAACTTATGTTCTTTAAGTTCTTCAACCATTGTTTGTGTAGTAGTTAATACTACAGTTGAATCTTTATGAAACCAACGCACGTATGCGTATGTAATCCATTTTGGTATTCCGTATATTTTTTTAATAAACTCAGGAAACTTTGTATGATAGGATGTATTATAGTTAAATTTACGATTACGGCAATATCCACGAGCTGCTAGCCCAATTGGCCCTTCTGTGCAAATATGAATATAATCTGGATTGATCCTGTCAATCATTTTTCTAATACCAGATGTACGGCTAAGTTTTACTTCTGGATATTTTGGAGCATCTATATAACGGAAATGACTAGGGTTTATAATTTCTATTTCATATCCGTTTAATTCTGCTTGTTTTTTTATATTAGTGAACGTAGTCACTACGCCGTTAACTTGATCAAACAAGTTGTCGGAAACTATTA